AGATGAGAAACCTATGTGGCTAGATGAATCGGGGAAATGCGAAACTTTCGAACCTGGGACAAGCGAGTGGTATGAAGAATCTGAAAAAGCGTTCGGGGAGGTAGACAATGGCTAAGTATAGGATATATGGAACGGTAACAGGTAGCAAATACATTGGAGAAGTAGAAGCTGACTCCAAAGAAGAAGCGGAAGAAAAGGCTTGGGAACAACTTGATACTAGCGTTTGTCTGTGCTGGGAATGTTCAAGAGAAATAGACGATCCAGAAGTTACCGAGGTTGTAGCTGAGGTAATCGAAGAAAGGGGCGATAAGTGATGGTTAACTGGTATCAAGCTAATCCGTGCAGTCAGTTTGGACATGTATGGGTATGGCATGGGGAACATCTACGTTGCATGTACTGCGGAAAGGGGTGGTAGACAATGGCTAATGTTGAGTTAAAGCATTGCCCTTTTTGTGGGAGTAATAATGTTTTAGCAAGTCAATTTCCACTTGATTATCCAAATTGGAATGTGCGGAGCTTTGTAAGTTGTGAATGCGGTGCTGAAATGCATAAAGATGGAAACATAAAAAACTGCAAAGAATGTATGTCCAGTGTAATAAACGCTTGGAACAAAAGGAAGGGCGGTAAGTGATGGCTGAGTGTAAAGTAGAATGTCTACATAGAAAACAATGTGATGCTATGAATAATCCGTGCTGGCACCATACGAAGGTAATAAGCGAGTTACAGCAGGCACAGGCTACAATAGCGGCTATGCGTGAGACATTGGGTAAAACGTTATATTTAGTTATATATGGAACTAGGGACAGAGGAGTAGAAGATGCTGCAGGGAAAGCCTTATCCACCACAGCCGGAACCGAATTATTCAAAAAAATTGATAAGTTGGAGCGTGAGAATAAGGCGTTAAGGTGCTGCGGTAATTGCGGCAATATAACGTGCATACAGCCCAAAAGTCATGTTTGCGACGATTGGCAATTAGCTGAAAGGCTGGTGAGCAAGGGTGAGTGAGTGTAAACACGAAAATTCAAGTTATCATTACTACATGGAACAAATATGCGAATGCGGGTATAAAAGGGTAATGGATGAAGATGAAGCAGATCAAATTATTATGGACTCATTTGTAAAACGCATGACTTACATTAAAGATGAAGTTGGAAATGCTTTAATTAAAAGAGCGCAAAAAGCAGAGACAGACCTACAGGCTGAAAAAGTCAGAGCAGATAAGGCAGAGGCTAGGGTGGCTGAGTTGGTTGGGGCGTTGGAAATTGCACTATACGATTTAACCACAAGCCATAATCTATTAGCGACAGATAGGCCAGATTTGCTGATGGCTAACAACGAAGAAGGAGGAATTGGTCTGGGCGATATAACTTGGATGATTGACAACAGCAGGGTTATAGATGTGGTTAAGCAAGCCCTAGCCAAGGCAAAGGACGGTGAAAGCAATGGATAATCTAGCAACTATTTCCCAGCGATACTTCATAAAGTTGCTTTGCGACAATTTAGGTTATGATTATGACAATTATTTGAGCGTTGATTTAACAAAACAAGATGCATCGGAAATAATAACCGAATTAAAAAACGAGTGGGCAGGATAATCCCTGCAATAAGGAGGCGACCGGCAATACAAAAACTGACTAACATAATATACCACCTGCTATGCACTCCGACTGGTTGGCTTGCGCTGATCGGTGCGGGTGTAGCGGTGGCAGTAGCGATAAAGGGGGCATTTATTTAATGGACAAACAAAGCTATGACTATATAAAAATTGGTGAGCAAGTTATATATAAGTACAAGTTTTGCAAGTGGCTGCCAGCAATAAAGATAAAAGGGAAAGTTCTTACGAAATCAATGGATGCTGATGGAAGTATTAAGTACGGGCTAGTTTTAGATGGTACCCCGACAAATAAGAACGTAGTAAAAATAATCTAATAACAGTAGCGATAAAGGGGGCGTGAGGAATGGGTAAGGATGAGATATTGGCAATGGAGCCAGGACGGGAACTTGATACTTTGGTGGCTGAAAAAATATTTGGTCTTGAATATATTGAGTGTATCGGCTGCTATATTGACAGTAATGGCAATGAACAAAAAATACAACGACACAGTACAGGAATTGCGGATGCATGGAAAATCGTTGAGAAAATACGTGAAAAAGGCCTTAACATTTATATTTATGTTGAAGGTGATAACTATACAGTTGAAATATGTGATCCTATTAAGGATATGTCTTCTATGCTAATTAATGTAAAGAATTGTAATACAGCACAAGAAGCGATATGCAAGGCCGCTCTATTGGCAGTAATGGAGGCGTGAGGGATGATTGGTTTTATAATCGGTATAGTGGTTGGCGCTGTCGGCGTTGGGATGATCGCGGCCAATACTGTGTACAGGATCACCAGCAAGGTTGATGAATACATACGAGCGCTGGATAGAGGGTTACCTTATACTACGGAACTGGCATTAAAGAAACTTAGAGAAATATCAAGGGCGGCTAAATAAGTTGTCCTATAGGTATTTGTAAATATAATTGTGGGAGGGGTTACCTATGGAAAGTTACAACGATTATTATGGAATTACTCAAGATTATTTACGAAATTATTCCAGCTTTAAATTAGCGCTGGACAATCTTAGACAAGAGCGCCTCCGATTAGAATTTGAATACTCTAGCTTAAAAACACCAACTGCCAAATATGGACTTGAGCCAGGAGGGGAAAGCGAGTTAACCATGCCGGAACAATCAGCAGAACGGCGTATAATTATGCTGGACCGAATACATAGAATAGGCGCTGATATTAGCGCATTGCATTTCAAGATAATGCAGTTAGAAACAGCAATAAACTCACTAAATGACACGGAACGTAAGATAATAGATTTAAGATTTAACAAACGTATGCCCTGGATGGAAGTAGCAGGGGAAACGGGCTATTCGGAGAGAGGATGTAAAAAACGAGGTTATGGCATTATTAAGACAGTGTCTATGAAACTTTTTGGGTATAGAATAATAGAACAAAGAAGGTTCCATTTTGTAAGTTAACCATAATCGTGCACTTTTTGTGCACAAATATATATAAAATCCATGTTAATATGATAGTGTGATATAGCGAGGCGATAATAAAAGCGCAGATTGCCTCCGCGATATTAATTATTTAAAAAGTACGTGTAAATCAAGCCTTGACCTGATGGTTGGGCTTGATTTTTTTATAGGTGAATATATGGCAAAACGTGAAATTATATTAGAAGCGGCAGACACTAAACTTAATTACAAGCTGATTAACACCGTTGCGCCTAAATGCACGAAGTCAGGCGGCGGTAAATGGAAAAGCAGCAACGTAAAGGTGACAAAATGATGTTGGGAAAACCGCATCGAATTGTAGACAAGAAACTAATTAAGAGTATGAGCAATCAGCCTTGCTTGAAATGCGGCAAACCTACGATTGGATGGCCGCATCATATTATACCTGTTGGCGCTGGTGGCCCGGATATACCGGAGAACCTAGCGCCTTTAAATTGTTCTGATGCTCACCATCAGAAGGCCCATGAAAACAAAATTACGCGGGCTGAACTGTTTGCACTAAAGGCTGCTGAAATGGGTAAGTCTATTGAGGTTATCGAAGATGTAGTACATAGAGCACGGAGGTTTTATGAGTATGATTATGGAAATTGAATTAATTAATGGTATGAAAATAGATGCCGAAATGAATTGTAAGTTTGAAATAGTAGTAGCAGATATAATTAAGCAAGGGTTTATTTATGATCCGCATACTCAAGTTGCATATCCAACAACAGTAATATTCAGCTATAGGGTGAAGTAAATGAAGATTGAATTTACAGCAAGCCTGCCGCCTATACAGAGCGCAATTAGCATATCAGGGATGGGCGATGGTGCTAGGATAAAATTAGACATACCACAAAGCGAGTTAGCATCAATATTAAAGTTACAGGTAATGACAGGCTGTTTGCTAAAAGTTACAGTAGAGTCACAGTAGTGTAACTTTTAACAAAGTAGGTGGAATTAGTGGCTAGGCGTTACAATTGGGAAAAATTAAAGAGCAAATATCTCGCGGGGCTATATAGAGACTTAAAAGAGTTCGCCGAAAAGGAAAAAATCAACTACCAAGTAGTTAGAAACAACTCCAAAGGTTGGAATGAGGAACGATTACAGTATAGGGACATAAAGGTTACAAAGATTACACAGCGTACTATTGATAAAATAATTGAAACCGAGTCTGATCGCAACGCTAGATACCTAGCTATTTCCGACATGGTGCTAGAAACTATTGAAGAATATTTTAAGTCTGAAAGTTACAGAAAGCATTTAGTTAACCTTAAAAGTTACAATTATGGGAAGTTAGTCAAGGAAGAACTTATTACAAAGGAATTAGATGTACCTGATACAAGAGCATTATCTAATGTGGTATCGTCACTTGAAAAGGTTCAGAAGGGCCAAAGGTTAGCGCTAGGCATGGACTTACCAGCGCAGCATGATATTACCACACAGACTAACGAGCATATTATTAGACTAGCTGACTTGCTTAATAAGCCTGTAGCTGATAGGCCAGTAGAAAACTTTGAGGATGAGGAATAATGCCAGAGTATGCACCCTTTTGCGAAAAGCAAGTAAGATACTTCAAGAAATGTTATAATAACTGGCTTAACTGTGCAGAAGGTGGCAAGAGGGCGGGGAAAAATGTCCTAAACATACTAGCCTGGTGCGATATTATTGAAGCCCATCCTGATAAACTCCACCTGGCCGCGGGGGTATCTGTAGCAAGCGCGAAGCTAAACATTATAGATTCCAACGGCTATGGAGTATTAGAATATTTTAAAGGCCGTTGCAGATCAGGGAAATATCAGGAACGTGATGCTTTATATGTACAAACAGGAATGGGAGAAAAGGTAATACTTATCTCTGGTGGTGGGAAACAAGGTGATGAACGGTATGTTAAAGGCAATACCTATGGTAGCGTATACGTTACAGAAGTTAATGAATGTGCCCAGACATTCGTTAAGGAAATTTTTGACCGTACGCTATCAAGCCAAGATAGAAAAATATTCTTTGACCTTAACCCTAAAGCACCTAACCATTGGTTTTATACCGAAATACTTGATATACACCAAGCCAACCAGTACAAATATGATAATTATGGTTTAAACTATGAACACTTTACCCTGCATGACAACTTTTCATTTACCGATGAAAAGATAAGAGAAATTATCCGCACATACCCGAAAAGTTCTGTATGGTATATTCGCGACATATTAGGGAAACGGACTAACGCCGAGGGGCTCATATATGACATGTATGGACCTGATAGCGAATACGAAACAGGACAAGGGCCAAATATAGATAATTGGTATCATCGGTACTATACTACTGACTATGGAACTACAAACCCGTTTGCTTGTTTAGAAATAATCGAGCAAGACGGCTCTTTTTATGTTGAAAACGAATTGTACTATGACTCGCGCAAGCATAACCGGCAGAAAGAAGATAGTGAGTATGGCGAGGACATGCTGAAATACATTGACAATAAACGATATACCACCAACATCATTGACCCCAGCGCCGCAAGCTTTAAGGTTGCATTGCGTAAGCGTGGCATAAAGGTTAGGGATGCTGATAATGATGTTATAGACGGTATAAGGCTTGTATCATCACTATTAAGGATGACTAATCCTAAGACCGGTAAACCTTACCTGATGATAAATAAACGATGCACTAATTTGATAAATGAAATGTATTCCTATGTATGGGATGAAAAAGCATCTGAGCGCGGTGTAGAGCAGCCAGTTAAGGCGTTTGACCATTGTGAAGATGCTTTACGTTATTTCTGCAAGACAATTGTTAAATATATACCGGGGGTGAGATAGTGGCACGAAATAGAACAAAGCATAAAGCGGTAAAAGATACGTTTGAAAATACATTAGCTAGGCTAGGCATAAATAGCCCGAACCTATTATCGGCTACAAATTACCCGCTCACCCGCCTCACACGCGACTATAACCTTATGAATAGCTTGTACCGTAATTCATGGATAGCTAAGAAGATTATCAACACGATTCCTGATGATATGGTTAAAAACTGGTATGCTATTACTGCCGAATTAACACCGGAAGAAACAGACCGTATAAATAAGCTAGAACAGCGGATATTGCTCCGAGAAAAGGTTCTAGAGGGATTGTATTGGGGCAGGTTATACGGCGGGGCTGCCGCAATCATGATGATTGCAGGGCATGAGGACAAGCTAGGAGACCCGCTAAATTATGACGATATAATGCCTAATTCTTTTAAAGGGCTGATGGTGCTTGACCGATGGTCAGGTATATTTCCAATGGTGGAACTAGAAGACAATATCGAAGATCAGGAGTTTGGGCTGCCTAAATATTACGAAATACGAAATTTAGCAGAGAACACCGCATTAACAAAAATACATCATTCAAGAGTTGTTCGTTTTGCGGGTAGGTTGTTACCATACTGGGAAGATCAGGCAGAAATACACTGGGGCGCTGCTGAGCTTGAACATGTATTTGATGAAATCGCCAAGCGAGATAATACCAGCTGGAATATTGCAAGTTTAATCTTCCAGGCTAATTTGCTCGTAAATAAAGTTGAAGGTATGGATCAAATGATAAGCATGGGTGACCCCGATCAGCTGGCACAACTGTATAACATAAAGTCGGCGCAAAACCAAATGCGGAATAATAACGGCATGATGGTTATTGGCAAGGACGAAGAAATGCAGGCGCTAAATTATACTTTTAGCGGGTTAAATGACATATATGAATCGTTTATGCTCGACATATCAGGCGCTGCTGAAATACCAGTTACTAAACTATTCGGCAGATCCCCGGCAGGGATGAACTCTACTGGGGAAAGCGACCTGCAAAACTATTATGATATGATAAGCCAACAGCAATCAGCAGTATTGAAACCTAAAATAAATAAATTGTTGCCGGTTATGTTTATGTCAGAATTGGGATATATACCGAGCGACCTTGGTATAAAGTTTAATCCGGTACAGACACCTACTGATGATAAAATGAGCGATATTGTAGCAAAAAAGGTTGACAGTTTGACCAAAGCATATGACAGCGGCGGTATTAACCATAAAATGTATTTGCGAGAACTCCACGAATTGTCATATACAAGTAACATGTTTAGCAGCATAACTGATGAAGATATTGAGCGAGCGGATACAGAGTTTCATAATGGTGAAATGATGCCTGATATGAAAGGGCTGGATTTAGGCGGTGATGAATAATGGATAATACTATAACAATAACATTAAGTTACGCACATATACTTTTTTTAATTGTAGTTTTACCCGCTATTATTGGATTTATTGTTTTACATATCTCAACTAAAGAAAATGATAGGACAATGAAATTCTGTGAAGAATTGCTTAAAAACAATCATAAAGTATATGATGAAATGTTTGAGAAAGATCAAAAAATACATATGGATACAGTAAGAATAAATAAGCATAATATCGAAATAATTAATGGACTTATTTTAGCGAGAATAATTAGTGATGATTCACATGAATAAAGATAAATGGCAATTACCCCGGCGCATAGAAAAACAATATGATTGGGCTATGCGCGCATTGATGGATAAAATATTTGCCAAGTTTGATTATCTAAACCCGCTTGATTGCATCCCCTATATTGAGGAACTTGCCAATTCTAACGACTTTTATCATGTGGCTGAATCTATTGCATCTAATATGATTACCGCAGTATATAGCCATAATGCTAAGACCTGGCGGCAGGCGGCTACACAAGGAACAAGAGGCAGAGAAATATATCAAGCATTACAGCAATCTATGCAGGGGCCGGTTGGCGAAAGAGTAAATGCTCTAATTGACTATAATGCTTTTTTAATTACATCCACCCCGCTCAACATATCGAGAGAAATCACGAAATATGTGTTGGCTGAACAGCAAAAAGGTAGACGCGCTGAAATAATTGCAGAAGGACTCCAAAAACGCCTACCAAGCGTTTCAAAAAGCCGTGTTAATCTAATTGCAAGGACAGAAACCTCAAAGGCTTCTAGCGCCCTAACCCGCGCCCAGAGCCACTATTTAGGGATTAGCTGGTTTGAATGGATAACATCGAAGGATGCAAGGGTTAGACAGTCCCACAAAAATTTAGATCATGTGCTAATGAATTATAATGACCTTCCAAGCCCAGAGGCGTTGGTCGGTGAGAAAAGCTATGGCAGATACGGACCGGGTGACACGTTTAATTGTAGGTGTTATGCTGCTCCTGTGATTGATGTTGACTATTTGACGTTCCCACGGAAAATATACATCAATGGACAAATACATAATATTAGCAAGGCCAACTTTAGGAAGATGGTGAGTTGATGGCTTACTGCAAATATTGTGATAGAATTGTTGAGCCTATATCAGAGAGAAGTAACTCTGGGTTTATAACAAAGGTAATTAAATTTTATCTGTTTTTATTTTTATGCAATATAACTTGCGGTATTTTCCTGTTGATATTTATATTGGCTAAAATATTTTCAAGACAATATAGAATGGTTTGCCCGATATGTAATGTGAGAATAAGACAATAGTAATTAATTTAAAATTAATTTAAAAATAATTGGACGTATTAATATAAAAAAATGGACGTAAGAGGATAAGTGAGGCGCGAAAGCGTCTTTTTTATATGCAGAAAGGAGAAAATATATGGCTGTAACTCAAGTAACCACACCGCCTATAGAAATGTATGGATTATCAACAGATACTAAGCCAACGTCTAATGTCCCGGTAGGATCAACGTTCTACGAAACAGATACAAAGACGAACTATGTATATTCAGGGTCCGCATGGGGCCAAAAATCATAAAGGAGGAATTTATTAATGGCACTTGATATGAATGTTTATGTAAATGGAACAAAATTTAACACTAGTGGTGATCTTAGAGTAAAGATGGAAGGTGATGCGGCTACTTATGGTATTGCTGTAACCGGCAACACTCCGGCGGCAACTCCTACAGATGTATTTACACTGTATGGGTCCGCAAGTAAAGTAATTAAAATTAAAAGGATACTTGTTGCTGGGGCCGCAACAACAGCTGGCAGCATGACGGTATTTGTTACTAAAAGAACAGCCGCTAATACTGGTGGAACTAGCACTGCTCCAACTATAGGGAAATATGATAGCGCCGACGCAACGCCAGCGGCAACACCTGCCTTGTATACTGCTAACCCTTCTGCTTTGGGCGCTGGCGTTGCATTAAGATATAATCGTCTTAACTTTGGTGTAGCTGGCAGTAATGGAATTGTTGAATTTAATTTTTCAAATAATAATGATAAGCCTATTATTCTAAATTCTGCCACAGAAGGAATTGCTATTAACTTAAACGGTGGCACAGTCCCCACTGGCGGGGCCTTTGGTCTATCTATTGAATGGGAAGAAGTTTCAGCCTCTTAACCGTTAGATGGTGAAAGGAGGTGAAAATTTGGCAAAAGCATATTATGGTGATAAGCTCTCGGCGAACATTTTGGAAACGCCTGAGGGCTATTTAATTTGTAAAAATGTAAAAATAGCCCGCACCGGATGGATGGATTATTTTGGGCACGATTTGCCAGCATCATTTGAAGAACTGCCTGGAACACCAGTAAAGGTATATCGAAGCCCAGAAGAAGTATTTAGTGATGCTACGATTGCAAGCTTTGAAGGTAAACCAGTTACTAACACACACCCAACTGAAATGCTTGACGTTAATACTACGCCTATGATTGAAAGAGGACATGCACAAAATGTCAGGCGCGAAGGTGATTATATAGTTGCTGATTTATTTATTAAAGAAGCCGGCCTTATTAGTGAAATACAAAATAATCTAAAACGCGAAGTAAGTTGTGGCTATGAATGCATGTGGGAACAAATAGGCGACCATAAGTATGAGCAAAAAGAAATCATCGGTAACCATATTGCGGTAGTTAGAAATGGACGGGCTGGTCCGCGAGTTTCTATTCAAGATGAAAAACCAAAAGGAGGAACGATAAAAAATATGAAAATGTCAAAAAGAGTTCTTGCGGCAATTGGGTTTAAACATTTCGCACAAGATGCGGAACCGGAAGAAATAGCGGCTGCAATTGATGAAATGAGCGAAGATAAGCCCGATAAGGAAACCCCGGCGGTAAAGGATGAAGGTGAAGATTTGGAAAAAGAAAAAGAAAAGAAAGCGTCAATGGATGCACTTGAAAGAAAGATTGATTCTTTAACTAATATTGTTAATAAATTGGTCGAATCTGATAAGGAAGTCCATGCTAAGTTTGGCGCTAAAGATGTTATGGACGACCTCGAAGAAGAATTAAAAGGTGAAGCCTCCGATGAAGACCATGACGAAGAGAAGGAAACCAAGAAAGATGAAGTGAAAGAATCTAAGTCTGAGCAGGAAAAAGAAGATAAAGAAGGAACTGAAAAGCATAAATTTGCCGATGATTCCGTTCTTACTAAGTTCGTTAAAGATATGAAGCCTGCTATTATGCAAATCAAAGATGAAGCTACTCGCAATGAAGTTGCTAAAGCCTTTGTTAAAAGCGTTAGAGACGCGCGGAATGAAGCGGGCCCCAGTTCGTCTTATTCAAGTATTTTATCAACTATAAATAAAAACAGACAGAAAGCTGTTACTGATGCTGCAAATAAACGCGATATGTTACAGGCTGCTGAAATCGCTTGCAACAAATGGGCAGAACGCGGTAAAGAAATGATTGGAGGTAATAAATAATGCCAGGAACAGTAATTGGTAAATCCTTAAATCTTGGGTACGCTGGTAAAGTATCGCGTAATCCTTACAATGAAATTCGTGCCCGCTTTGTGCAATCTGTACTTAATGGTAGCGGAGTTGAAACTAAATCAAATGTTGCTTTTGGTACTCCAGTAGTATTGAATACTGATAATACGATTTCAGCGTGGAAGGACATAACCTCTCCTACTGCTGCAAGTTTTTCCGGTATCGCAGTAAGTGAAGTAAAACAATCAATGACACTTGACTATGGTGCTAATGCAACGGGCGGCGTTTATGAACCAAACATGCCTGCTGACGTTCTATTGCGGGGCAATTGCACTATTATTTGTGCGGATGGTACGCCAACAGCTGGCGGTGCTGTCTATATTTGTACGGTAGCCGGAACTACCGCCGCAATCGGTGACTTTACGGCAACTGCTACACCGACTGGATCAGGTACTGCTATTGTAATCCCAAATATGAAGTTTACAACCGGCAAGCAAGACAGCGCATCGGGTATTACCGAAGTAACTATTAATTATGCGGTTAATCCTTAAAGGAGGAATGTAAAAAATGAATTCTGCTTATAAACAAGCTATGGATAATGTAATGGCAGGCGGACGCCGCGGGGTTGTGCTTGACAGCCTTGGCGGTGCTTATGGGCCGGGGATGGATGCTGGCGCAGCTTCTGGGCTGGCCTTTTTAGTTGGTGAACTTGAAAAACAAGACCCTAGATTATATGAACCGTTGACAAGTTTAACGGCCCCTAGAGATATTGATATGAAACCAGGCGGTGGATGGGTTTCCATCACATCAAATGTATTTGTTGACTACGCGACCACTGGCAGCGAAGAAGATGCCATAATCGGTAGTGAAACCACTAATATTCCGGTATCTCAGGCTAACATCACTAAAGATGTATTCAAAGTATTTACCTTTTCGGAAATACTTCGCGTGCCTCTTTTTGATGATTTAAAATTGCAACAGATAGGCCGTAGCTTGACGCAAATACTTGACGATGGACTACGGCTAAATCATAGCAAATTGCTTGACCGGAATGTATATGTTGGCCTTACTAAGGCGGGTACTACTGGTCTTGTTAATAATGCTTCTGTAGCTACTACCTTGGCCGCTTATAATGCGGCTGGTACTTCTAGGCTTTGGGTAAATAAAACTCCTGTTGAAATTTTAGGCGATTTTAATACTATTATTAATAATACATGGGAAAATTCAGAGTACGATCTTACCGGTATGGCAACAGACATTTTAATTTCACCTGCTAAATATAAATATTTGCTTACTCCTGTTAGCGTGGCAGGTAATCAAAGTATCTTAAATTATTTGCTTGAAAACAATGTAGCTGTAGCCCAGGGAAAACAATTGAACATTAAGCCTTCGCGGTGGTGCATGAATGCTGGTACTGATGGTACTGATAGGATGGTTGCATATGTTAAGGCTGAAAATCGAGTTAACATAGACCTTACAGTCCCACTTTCGCGAGTTATGACAGCACCGGTTGTCCAAAGCGCATCATATGAAACCCTTTACGCATCGCAATTCAGCCAAGTAAAATTTTTGTACACCCAATGCGTGGAATATTTAGACGGAATTTAATATTAAAAAATACTTAATATATGGGAGGACCATTCCTCCCTATTTTAAGGAGGATAAAAATGATTAAATTATTAGCTGATAAAGTATTTGCTTTTGATAGAGGCGAAAAAGATAAGCAAGGTAGGCTTATTCGCTATAAAACTAAAATTGGGTTTTGTGAATTACCGAACTGGGTAGCTGATACTGACCTGTTTAAAATGGCAGTTAAGGAAGGCAGCATTAAATCTTTCGTTGATTCATCAAAAAGTGAGTCTGTGCTTAAAGAGCAGGAAAATGAACAATTAAAAAAACGTCTTGCCGCCCTAGAAGAAGAAAACGCATTGCTTAAAGGTGAGAAGAGCCGTATAAAAAAATCCGGAGTAAAAGCAACAGCATAGGCGGGTGATTATATGTCCTATGGATTAAGCGGTTCTACGGGGCCGTATGGAAACGATATTACTGCAATGGTACAAACTATAAAGGCTGATGCTTCTAATGTTATCCAGGGAACAAATGATGCCTATACTACCGTTGAATTTCTGGCGGTTTTTCCTCAGTTTGCAATTACTAAGACGGTAGGAACAGTTACTAGTAATGTTATACCTTCTGATGTAATTGATTTGTATATTTCTATGGCAACGGCTAGCCTTGTCCAACTTAGATGGAAAAGCAAATGGACTTATGCAATGGCGTTATATGTAGCGCATTTTTGCACTTTGTATATGCAGACTCAAGCCGGGCCTAATTTGACGGCCACACAAGTTGTCGGAACTGCGGAAGCAAAATTCCCGAAACAATCTAAAGGCGTAGGAGATGTATCAGTTAGTTATGACACTTCTTCTATTGCTGGGGACTTGCCGGGGTGGGCCATGTGGAAGACAACAACATTCGGTATGCAGCTTGCTACCCTCGCACGGGCGTTACCATCTGCTAAAGGTGGTATGTATGTATGGTAGGCGGTAATGTAACTGAAAGTAGTTCCGGCGCCGGGATAGATCAGATAAAAAAAGATTTTGCTAAATTAATTCATATGGATGTATTGGTTGGTGTTCCCGAAGCCGACAGTAAACGCGAAAAAGGATCGGTAAATAATGCACAGTTAATGTATATCCAAACTAACGGTTCTCCTGTGCAAAAAATACCTGCTAGGCCAATTATTGAACCGGCAATAAAGGCCAATAAAGATAAAATAACTAATGAACTTAAAAAGGCCGCTACAATGGCTTTAAATAATGATATTAGCGGAGCCAAACGCCAATTAAATAAGGCTGGAATGTTAGGCCAAAATGTAGCAAGAGGATGGTTTACTGATCCTCAGAATAATTGGGCTCCTAATTCTTCGGGGACAATAGCTAAAAAAGGTAGCGAACAGCCATTGATTGATACTGGACAGTTGCGAAAATCTATTACCTATGTTGTAAGGGATGACAAAAAATGATTGATATATCAGAAATGATAAGTGATCCTGATTTTTTGCAAGAGTTTACCGTTTATAGACAACCGGGGTACTGGGTTGCCGGTGATTTTGTACCAAACGAACAAGCGTTAACTTTTTACGGAATAATAATGCCAGCCACAACAAAAGATTTGGAACAAATACCGGAAGCCGATAAAGTAACTGGTATGATGTGTTTCTATGTTCCCTATGATACGCCGTTATATGTTACTCAAAATTATCCTTTAACTGGTGATAGCGATCCAGAAAAATTAAACTCCGATCAATGCGTATGGCAGGGAGACCGTTATAGAGTATATCAGACTAATTCCTATGACGATTATGGTTACATTAAGGCCATATGTGCCTATATGCCAGGAGATTAATCATGAGCGATACCTATCTAACCCTATCACAATTAAATACTCTTATATGGGAAACTACAATGACGGCATTAGGTTATGATTATACAGAGTATAATTCTTCTACTTCCCCACCAATCTCTATGCCGGTTAGAAAATCGTGGCAAGCAGAAGGAGCTCCAGCGACTAAAAGAACGGATGATGTTTGCTATATAAGAGTTTATCCAGAGAATAACGATTATAATAAATTGCGCGAGTTAAAATATAGTGCAATTAATGATGCAAGCGTAAACCAAGCTACTAGTTACACAAGAGTGCTTCAAGTAACTTGGATTTTTTATGGCCCAAATTCTTATGACAATGCTCAAACCGTGCGCGATAGCTTATTTTCAGATAACATTGCAGACGAATTAGAAGCGAAAAATGTTTATTTTATGCCTGATATTGATGATTGCACGCGCGCACCAGAATTGTTTGACGGTCAATGGTGGGAACGAACTGACTTAAAAGCTTATTTTTATGAACTTGTTACAAAAAATATTACAGTTGCAACAGTCGGTAAAGTTACTGTAGATATTTCAAATGGTTCTAGAGAAACAAGTGCGGTTAGTGAAGAAACTTGAAAGAGGTGATTATTTAAATGTCGTTAAAACTTGACAGAATTATTGATGTAAGCGTTACTACGACTAAAGTTGGTGTTACTACAGCAACTTTTAATCAAGGGCTTATAGTTGGTAATAGCGATATTATTCCAGTTTCTACTAGGATAACATCTTATGATGGGCTTGACGAAATGCTTACAGCCGGTTTTACTACATCTAGTCCAGAATATATTGCAGCAGCTTTATATTTTGATGCTGATTCAGCACCGGATACGGTTTGGATCGGGCGCCAGGACTTGACTTCTATTTCTGCTATAACACTGGCAAATGGCGGCGTTAATTATAATATTGATGATGTACTGACACTTACCCAGACCAGCGCAAGCGGGGGAACTGCAACGGTTACCGCAATTATTAACGGTACTATTACGACATTAGCTGTTGATGCTGCTGGTTCTGGTTATGCGGTTAATGATGTATTAACGCTAGTTCAAAGTGGGGCTTCTGGTGGTACTGCTACCGTAACTTCTATAAATGGTACTGGGGGAGTTACAGGGATTACACTAACTACCGGCGGGACAGATTACTCTGTAGCTACCGGATTAACCACTACTGTTAGCCCTTCTGGTGGTACTGGATGCACGATTAACGTTACTGCGATTGAAAACGGAACAGTTAGCGCTATTT